ATGCAGTTCGCCGAGACCTTCGAGAACCGGGGCGGTCTGGGCAGCAAGCACACGATCCGTGAGCGCCTCAGCGTGCTGGCGACCAAGGGCTTCGTGAAGTTCCTGCGCGACCCCTCGGGGTTCGGCTTCCCCGTCACCCGGTCCCGGTTCGGCTATCTCTGCGTCGAGGGCATGCAGTTCGGCGCGCCCGACGAGCATGTCGATCCGGACACCGGCGAGGTCACCACCCAGGCCCGTCCGGTCCTGCCCAGCCACTTCAAATGCCCCCAGTCCGGGCTCTGCCTGCAGGTCGAAAACCCCGCCGTCTGGGTCTACCCGGAGGGGCTCGAGGACGACCTCACTCATATGAGCGAGGCCTGACTCATATGACAGCGCCAACTGTGCACTCAATGAAATCAACGGGTTACGGGAAAATAAGAGTCAGGTCCCGAACTCATGCCCGAAGACTTCGTGAAGTCTTATTCCGTAATGATTTCAGCCACTTGCCCTCCCCGGAACAGTTAGGTGTCAAACCCCCATACTACGTATGGGAGGGCCACCCCACAGGGTTGGCCACTCCACCCATACGTCCGGGCCAGCCGCGCGCGCCGCCGTGACGCTCCCTTGTGCTTTCCGATCCGACGACGGCGGCCCCGTACCGCCAAGCACCAGACCGCCGTCGTCTTCCACCACCACAGGCCACCGGCAAAGGAGACCCATCATGGCTCAGCCGACTCTGATCCCGAATTGCGACGGCGCAAGGTTTGAATCGCTGCCGCTCGACGCCCCCCGCAACCGCTGCATCCTTGCGCTCGACCTCGGCACCACGACTGGCTGGGCGATCCGCGGCCATGACGGTCTGATCACCAGCGGCACCGTCTCGCTGCGCCCGGGCCGCTTCGATGGCGGCGGTATGCGCTACCTGCGCTTCACCAACTGGCTGACCGAGATCGACCGGCTGTCCGGGCCCGTCGCCGCCATCTGGTTCGAGGAAGTCCGACGCCACGCAGGCACCGACGCGAGCCACATCTACGGCGGGCTCATGGCCACGCTGACCGCATGGGCCGAGCTGCGCGGCGTGCCCTACGAGGGCGTCCCGGTCGGCACGATCAAGCGTCATGCCGCTGGCAAGGGCAACGCCGACAAGGCCGCCATGGTCGCCGCCGTCCGCGCCCGCGGCTTCAGCCCGGCCGACGACAACGAGGCCGACGCCATCGCGCTCCTGCTCTGGGCGATCGAGACGAACGGGGGCGTCGCATGAGGTGGCATCCCAAGGGCTACGGCGGCCGACGCCGGGATCCCGAGCAGGTCAAGCGCGAGGGCTGGCACGAACAGGGCGTCCTCGCGGTCTCCGCCGATGACGACCGCCTCACCTGGCCCGAGCGTGAACTTGTCCGCCAGCTTGGCGAGAAGCTCTACGGCCCGCGCCCGTCCGACAGGGAGGCGCGCCATGGCTGATCGCGAATGGACCGCCGACTGCGTCGCCGATCATTTCGAGGAGGCGTTCCGCACCCTGCGCAAGCTGCCGCCGGTGAAGGCGCAGGGCTACTTCAACACCTGGCCCGACATCGTGCGGACCAGCCGCGAGATCGCGGCGATGGAACCCCAGCCGATGCGGGTCTGGCCCTCGGCCGCCGCGATCACCCGGCTCGAGCAGACTTTCGACTGGGTGCTCTGGATCGAGGAGGCGGAGCGCAAGCTGGTCTGGTCGCGCGCGGCCCGTGTGCCGTGGAAGCAGATCAGCGGGGAACTCGGCTGCGACCGCACGACCGCGTGGCGGCGTTGGCAGCTGGCGCTGACCAAGATCTCTGCGCGCCTGAATGCGCAGTGACTCCAATGTGTTGCAACACTTTTCCCTTCGACATCTGCAACAGATCCATGCTATTCCGAAGGCAAGATGGGGAGAGTGCGCTGGAAAGCTCGCTCTCCCCTTTGCGTTGACGGGGGCCTTCTGGACCCCGGTGTCCAGCAAGGGTCCGGTCGGGGTCCAGCCCGAGGCAGTTTCCGGTTCCTTCCTGGCGACATTCGTATGCTGGCGGGCGAAGCGCGGGACATCGCCAGCGACAGGGCCGGATTTTTGGGAAGCCACCTGGAAGCCGGAGCCACCCGCGCCCCGCGCAAACACCAATGAACACTGGCTTTCCGACCGGACACCGCTGGTAGCCGCTGGACCCCCTGTGGAGTCCGGCCCGGCATCCGGAGTCCGGAAGCCACCGGCATCCACCCGACCGAGGAACCTTGCCCACCATGACGCTGAGCTTCGCCCCGGACGCGATCGAGACGTGGCCGCTGTCGCGCCTCCAGCCCTACGCGAAGAACGCGAAGGCGCATGGCGCGGACCAGGTCGCCAAGATCGCCGCCAGCATGGCCGAGTTTGGCTGGACCGTGCCATGCCTCGTGGCGGAGGACGGCGAACTGATCGCGGGCCACGGGCGCGTGTTGGCCGCCACGCAGCTGGGGCTGACCGAAGCGCCGGTGATCGTGCTCGGGCATCTGACCGAGGCGCAGCGGCGGGCGTACCGCATCGCGGACAACAAGCTGACGGAACTCGGCAGCTGGGACGAGGCGCTGCTGTCGGCGGAACTGAACGACCTGCTGGCCGAGGACTTTGACCTGTCGCTCGTGGGGTTCTCCGACGGCGAACTAGACAAGCTGCTGGCCTTCGTGCCGGAGGGAGACGGTGAAGAGGGTGGCGCCGGGGGCTCCGTGCCGCCGGTGACCATCCCCGAACCGCCGCGCAATCCGGCGTCCCGCACCGGCGATCTGTGGATCCTGGGTTGCCATCGCCTGCTCTGCGGCGACTCGACCTCGCATGACGATGTCCGCCGCCTGATGAATGGCGAGCGGGCGATCCTGTTCGCCACCGACCCGCCGTATCTCGTCGATTACGACGGCTCGAACCATCCGACCCGGAACAAGGACTGGTCGGCGTCCTACGGCACCACCTGGGACGACAGTTCGCAGGGGGCCGAGCTTTACGATGGCTTCATTGCCGCCGCCGTGGCGGAAGCCATCGCCGAGAATGCCGCCTGGTACTGCTGGCACGCCTCGCGCCGCCAGGCGATGCTGGAGGCTTGCTGGGAAAAGGCCGGCGCCTTCGTGCACCAGCAGATCATCTGGGTGAAGGACAGGGGCGTTCTCACCCGGTCCCACTACCTCTGGAAGCACGAACCCTGTTTCATGGGCTGGCGCCGTCCGAACCGCCCGCCGAAGGTCGCGGAGCAGACGTTGCCCTCGACGTGGGAGATGCCGTCCTTCGCCAAGGACGACCGGCCCGACCACCCGACGCCGAAACCGCTCGACGCCTTCGGCATCCCGATGCGCCAGCATGTTGCGCGCGGTGGGCTTTGCTATGAGCCATTCTCTGGCTCTGGCTCGCAGATCATGGCGGGCGAAGCCAACGGCCGCCGCGTCTTCGCGATGGAAATCAGCCCGGCCTACATCGATGTCGCCGTTGAACGCTGGCAGGCCGAAACCGGCAAGGACGCGATCCTCGACGGCGACGGCCGGACCTTCGCGCAGGTGAGAACCGAGCGGCTGGGCGACGACGCCGAACCACCGGCCGAGACGCCGGACACGGACGCCGAACCCGAACCCGCGCGAAAGCGCAAGTCCGCCGAATGAAGCAGTCACGCCTCATGTCACTGGTCGAGTCCATCACCAACGTGGTCGTCGGCTACGGCGTCGCCGTCGTCACGCAGATCCTGATCTTCCCGGTCTTCGGGCTGCACACGACGCTGGCGGAGAACCTGAAGATGGGCGCGGTGTTCACCGTGGTGAGCATCGCACGATCCTTCGCCCTGCGGCGGGTGTTCGAGACGATCCGGATGCGGAGCGCCAAATGATCGACCGCCGCCCCGGCGGGACGGCGGCCATCGACTTGTCGGGGTCCGTTGCGTCAGGCGGCAGGAAGTCTGTACACGCGCCCCCGGTTTTCAACCTTCTCCGAGGTCACCTCGAGCCCGAGTTTCTTCTTCAGCGCCCCGGCCATCGCGCCGCGCACCGTGTGCGACTGCCAGCCCGTCGCGGCCATGATCTCTTCGATGGTCGCGCCGTCCGGCGCGCGCAGCATGGCGATCAGCGTGGCCTGCTTGGTGCCCTCGCGCGGCGTGCGCGTCTTGGGCGCGGCCTTCGGTTCGGTGGGGGTGTCCGGCGCGGGCTCTTCGGTCGGCGCATCCGTCGCGCCCGCAGGCGCGGTTTTCCCGTCCTCGGTCTCGATGCCGATGGCGGCGAGGCCCGCGTCGGTGGCGACCAGCGTGACGCCGTGGCCGTCGCCGGTCTCGCGCCAGACGGCCTCGCCCTTGCGCAGGTCGGCGTCGACCTCCTGCAGGAAGCCCTTGGCGAGCATTGCGCCGACCACCTTGGCGGCAGCGCCGCCGCGCAGGCTCTCGGGCAACGGAAGGGCGATGTGCTCGGGCCGCTGTGCGGCGGTGCTCAGGATCAGGGCTTGGGTGTCGGATAGCTTGGTCATCGTCGTCTCCCGTATCGGGGCGCGCGGGATGCGGGCCCTTCTACGAGGTCGAGCCCGCCAGTCGGCGGGCGGGACCGGGAGCGGGTCGTCTTACTCGGCGTGTTCGCCTTCGCTGAAGGCCATGTCGGTGATCTCGCGCAGCTTTGCGCGGTAGTGGTTCAGGGTGCCGACATGGCCCCAGTTGATCTCGTCCGGGTTGGTCTCGAAATGGTCAGCGCTGAGGGCGGCGAGCCGCCCCAGCATCGCGTCGATCTCGAACTTGGCGGCGAGGAAGGCGTCGAGGGCTTTCGTGTTGTCCTGTGCGCGGCGGGTCATCGGGCTGGCTCCTTGGTGAGTTGCATCGTCTTCGTGGGATCACGTTCCCTCTGTCCGCGAGGCTTATCAACTCGATAAGCACATGATCTTGAACGATAATCGGAGCCGCCGATGCAGGGCATGAGCGAGCGCCAGTACGCCGCCCATGTCGGGCTGTCGCGGGGCGCGATCCAGAAGGCGAAGGCGGCCGAGCGACTGGTCCTCTATCCCGACGGCAGCATCAACGCGGCCGCGAGCGACGAGCGGCGCGCCGAGACGACCGACCCGTCGAAGACGAGGAAGCCGCCCGCGCCGAAGCTGAAGCCGGTCCCCGAGGCGGCGGTGGCGGCTGTCGGCGACACGCTCCGCGAACAGGGGCTGGCAGTTCCCGCCGTCGGCGGCGGCACGACCTTCCTGCAGGCGAAGACCGCGAACGAGGTGCTGAAGGCGCAGGAGCGGCGCATCCGGCTCCAGAAGCTGAAGGGGGAGTTGATCGAGCGGGCCCGCGCGCTGGCGCTGGTGTTCCGGCTGGCGCGGGAGGAACGGGACGCGTGGGTGAACTGGCCTGCACGCGCGGCGGCGCTGATGGCGGCCGA